AGTCGTCAAAACATATCGCCAAAGCGTATGTCTAGACTCAACGCACCCCGGTCCGCCTTACCAGTCCGGCGGTCCCTTTTATGTTCGCCATACGGAGAACATACTGCAACCCGCTTATTTACAAGATGTAATGAGCGATCAGTACCTTACCGACCGGTGGTATACCGGTGGTGTGGTACCTGCAGTGGGAGACGGTACAGCTCTACCAGAGCTGTATACTGGATCTGAATACGGTGCTGAAGCTTGGAATAAGGCGAAACCCGGGAAACCGGGTGTAGACCTTGCCCAGGCTCTTGCTGAGCTTAAAGACCTTCCTAGGTTGGTGACGGGCCTACGGGACCAGTTCAGGGAAGCGGCGGGTAATTTACCACGTGCTATCCGAAAAGGTTCCCAAGGGCACTTAGCCTACCAGTTTGGTCTTGCTCCTCTCGTCTCCGATCTTAGGAACTTGCACTATACGTACAAGAACCAAGAGACCATACTCGACCAAATTCGGCGAGATAATGGTAAAGGAATACGGCGGAGGAGAAAGCTAGTCAGCATACGTAGGTCGACCAGCACACCCCGTACAGATATCAGGGCTGTCGAACCCCTGATCTGGATAGAGAACCCTACTGCCGTGAGGCTAGAAGAGTACTCTAAAGAGGTGTGGTTCGCGGGGCGCTTCCGTTACTACATTCCCGATATCGGGTCTGTGGAATGGCGGAGGCGAGCTCTTACGAACCTATATGGGCTTCGGCCCAATATTAGGCTCTTGTGGGAGTTAACCCCTTGGTCTTGGCTGGTCGACTATTTCGTGGATGTCGGTAATGCGTTGGGTAATCTGCAGGATGATCTTGCAGAGAACTTATACGCAGATTATGCCTTTATGATGGCTCACCAGAAGGTGACTATCACTAATAGGCTTACCGCCACGTGCTTTAGTCGGTCAAACAGCCGTCCGATGGCGTTTTCTTGTGCAAAACAATACTTGCGCGAGACGAAGTCTAGGATAGTTGCTTCGCCGTTCGGTTTCGGCCTAAACACTGACGGATTGTCAAGCCGTCAGCAGTCGATCATCGCTGCTCTTGCCGGTTCACGGATAAGGGCGTGATGGTTAATCACTCGCCACCTAGTGAGTACTGGGTGGTTAACCCTAAGTCGCATGAGCTTCAAGATGTTCGCTGATCCCCAATCCTTGACGATCGCTACAGTCGCTACCTCGTTCCCCCTTATTAAGAGGGTGGGGCAAGAAAGTAACTATCGGTCGACCGACGGTTCGTACACGCTCCGGGTATCTCACCAGGAAAACGGTCGTAATCGTCGCGTGGTTCGTCTGGATAATACCAAGACGGCCGCGGATCCTCTCACTGGCCTCAATAGGGAGGTTTCCTCCTCCGTCTACGTAGTTGTGGATGCTCCAAAATCGGGTTATACCGACACGGAACTCACTAACATGGTGGACGCTTTGAAGGCTTGGCTGACTTCTGCCAACGTGGGAAGACTCTTGGATGGTGAATCATAATGACTCCCCAACTAACCAAAGTCCTGAAGACGATTTCTATCGTGCTTCGGTTGCTTTGGCCAAAGCAATTCCGAAATGCATGGACGACCCTGAGGTCGTTGATGCGCTAGCATTCTCTATAGCGTTCTTTCGCTATATGCTAGCTGTGGAATTGGACGGCCCTGGTTTACCCGATAAGTATGATATCGAGATCGTGCGAACGATCAAGAAAGCATACAAAGAAGGGTGATATCAGTGCCGTGGGGGCTCACGTTCATCTTGTTGGGATTGCGTACCTTCCACTTCAGTAGGAGGACGCATGAAAAGCCTGATATGGCTTATCCGACAAGTGCTGGAGGATATCCAGCATCAGTCTACAGTAAATCTCCAAAAGGACTTCGAATACATCGAAGCCCGAACGGAGCACGAGGGATTGTCATTTCTGACAATCACCTTACCGTCCTTTGCCGATGCCCTCGAGAGAGGGTTGTCAGCAGGACAGTGGCCTACGGATCAATGTTCAGCTTTTCGCAAAGCTGGACCGAGATCGTCGCTCCCTGCGTTTCTGCAAGGTTTGACTAGGCTTGTGTTCCGTATGGAGGATGGCGTACTCAAGGAGACAACTGATGTCAATGCCATCTTGTATATCCGGGTTATTACTCGGATGTTTAAGAAGCTTGAGATCGATTGCTCTGAATCGAGGGTGGCGAAAGCCTTCCAAGATTTTCATGAGTGCGACAGCCAAGTCGGGAAACGGGTCAATTCTGTTAGCACTGACCTCTTTGGTCGTGTTGCAGATTTGCTTTGGTCTCGGCTCGAAGGATCTTTCGATCCTAATGAGCTTAAGCCCAAGCATGGACCCGGTGCTACTGCCGAGAAAATTTCTGGAAACAGGAAGTTCCTCGTGCAGACATGGTATTCCCGACTGGAGCGGCAAGTGCCATCAGATCTTAACGTGATTCCGAATTGGAATTACGTTGAGGCACTTGACGCTGTTGACTTCAAGAGTCCGGCTGAAGAGCTGCCCGTGAGGGTCATCTCGGTGCCGAAAACATTGAAGTCGCCTCGCATCATTGCGATCGAACCTGTACATATGCAATATGTTCAGCAGGGCTATCTTGAGTTCCTGACAAAGGAACTTGAGACCCGGGGGCTAACAGCTGGTCACGTGAATTTCACGGACCAGTCTGTTAACCAAAAGATCGCAAGGATGGGGTCGATCGATGGTAGCATAGCTACTCTCGATCTCTCCGAAGCAAGTGATCGCGTTTCCGCTAAACTTGTTTGGAGAATGCTACGTAACGCGCCCACGCTTCGTGCGGGGTTGTTCGCTAGCAGGTCCACGAAGGCAGAGACTCCCGATGGGCGCATTCGCGTCCTACGGAAATTTGCCTCGATGGGGTCGGCTGTTTGCTTTCCAGTGGAAAGTATGTACTTCTTCACCTCAGTGATAAGTGCTATGCACCACCAAGATGGGAAGCGACCATCGCTTAGATCTGTTGAGCAGTATGCTAAGCAGGTCTATGTCTACGGGGACGATCTTATTGTTCCCGTGGACTATGCTGTATCTGTCTGCGAGTGGTTTGAGACCATTGGCCTCAAGGTCAACACCCGTAAGTCTTTCTGGACTGGTAAGTTCAGAGAGTCCTGTGGTGGAGACTACTACGATGGGTACGACGTTAAGTCGATATACTATCGTAGACTACTCGAAACAGGCAGGCCGTCTGCCAAGGCAATTGTTTCCAATGTATCCTTCATTAATCAGCTTTATGAAGCTGGTTTCTGGAGGGCCGCCCATGCCTTGAGAAAGGACTTGGAACGGCGTATACGGAAATCACTTCCGTATACCACTGGCGACAATGGAGGCCTAGCATGGATGAACTACTACGAATCGTCCAAAACCAGGTATAACCGCAGGTTGCATCGGTATGAAGTCCGAGCACTTGTGGCCAAACCTAGGAAGAAAGACGATCCGTTAGATGGTTATCCAGCATTGATGAAGTCATTCCTTCGTAGGGGTAGTGATACTCCTGTGTTGGATGTCATTCTCGGTAGAAAATCTGCCGAGACTGGACTTCAGCTCGACCAGACGGTGATGCCTCGTGCCATCAGACTGACGCACGAGTGGGTTGCGGTTCATAGCCGCTAGAGGAGGG